ATCAAAACACGAAAGGCTATTTCAAGAACTCGAAGACGGGTGAGCGTATGGCTTTGAGCGTCGGAGGCAAAGGCACGGGCTTTCGTGGGAACCTAGTGCTCGTGGACGACCCAATCAATGCGACGGAAGCGCCCTCAAAGATTGTGCGAGACGCTGCGATCCAGTGGTGGGACATCTCGATGTCGAACAGGATCAACGATCCTGCAAAAGACGCATTCGTGATCATCCAACAGCGTTTGCACGAAGATGATTTAGCGGGACACGCGCTCGCGCAGGGAGGCTATGAGCATCTGATGCTGCCCAGCGAGTACGATCCCAAACGCGCAACCGTCACTTCGCTCGGCACTCCTGATCCACGTAAAGAATCGGGAGAGCTTTTGTTCCCCACGATGTTCACTGAGGAGGTTCTCAAGGAAGCTAAGATCCGACTCGGATCTGACGGATACGCCGGCCAGCACGATCAACTACCTACACCGCCCGGCGGAGGCATGTTCAAAAAGAAGTGGTGGCGTTTCTGGCGATGGAGGGAAGATGCACCGTTTGGAGGCGAGCGGCCAAAGGGTTGCAATGAGTATCCGACCAAGCTGATTCAAAAACTCGCATGGAAGTGGGACAGCGTCGTGATGAGCGTGGACTGCACGTTTAAGAGCGTTGAGGCGAGCAAGGGCAAGGATCCCGATTATGTCGTGATCACAGTATGGGGTTGCAAAGACGCGGATCGTTTTCTGCTCTACCGTTTCCGCAAGCGCGCAGGGTTTGGCGCTACGTGTGACGCGATCCGCGAGGCAGTGCGCGAGTTTCCGAATGCATACCGTAAGCTCGTAGAAGACAAAGCAAATGGTTCAGCCGTGATCGAGACCTTGCAAGGTGAGATCAGTGGGATCATCGCGGTCGATCCCGAGGGTGGCAAAGAAGCGCGGGCGAATGCGGTTGCCCCTCAAGTCGAATCAGGCAACGTCTATCTGCCTGAAAGCGCTCCTTGGCTAGACGAATGGGTTGGAGAGTTCGCGAGCTTCCCGCGGGGCAAGCACGACGATCAAGTGGACTCTATGACGCAGGCGCTGATCGATCGCATGCAGGGCAAGGCGAATCGGCTCAAGATGCTAGTGCGGGGAATGTGACGTGCAACCTTTCAGGCGATGGAGCATCTAAAAGAGCATGGAGCCCCGTAAAACCGCGATTCACTATGTTGATCACTGTGATGATGCGAGCTGCGGCCTAGGCTACGCGATTTATATCTGCGCTTGGTGCCTGATGAAGGTGCAGGATTATGGCCATCTCTGGTGGAATCGCTACGAGCGCGCAGAGGTCTTCAAGTGTGAAGAGTGCATGCAACCGCTAATCCGAGATGGATACTAATCAAAATGTTGGTGAGGGGAATGCAATAGGGGTCATATCCGCGATAACCTTCGGGTTTGATGTTGTTGTGCTCACATCCTGAAACGTTTTTCGCGCTCGCGCATCTAATTTTCAATTTAACGTCGGAGGTTCTCCATGTGGCGATTTTTTCTCGCGTTAGCTCTGTTCATCATCCTGACAATAGCCGCCGCGTCCGCGCTCAGCGCGGCGGCACTTGCAGAGAATAAACGAATGCGCTTTGCGATCGATCACGGATTGCCGTATACGCCATGAGCGTTGAAGTTTTTTACTTTCCCGATCTGCGACCAGTTAGACGAGTGCGCGAAGCGCATTGTTTTTTGACGGGAGGGCTCGCGAGGCAGAGGCTAACGCTCGAATGCGGACACGCTGCCGTCAAGAGGGAATTTCTAAACTCTTGGCAATGCCAAAAGTGCCCAAGATCATGCTGAGATTAACCCAGCTCACGGTCGCAGCGCTTTGCTTCTTTGGATCGATCCGTTTGGCGCCTCCCGCACCGCCGAAAGTCGAAACGATCGCCCAAGAAACTGATGAATTCTTGGATTGCGTGACCGAATGCACGCGGCGCTTCCCGCGCGAGTGGGGTTGCGGTACGTTCTGCCTCTTGATAGTTCGCCCTCCTGGCTGCCCCGCCCTGTTTTGGCCTTGCGAATGAGTTAGACTGATTCAATGCGAAGACGTCAAGACGGTACGGTGCCCGTAGGCAGGTCCGAAGATTGGGTTTACGGCGCGCGGGTCAAGATCCCACACACGGACAAGATCCGCGGGCAAGAGCTGATCGAATCCGCTGCAGGCATGATCAACGCCTCGCGGGCGCGCACGGATGGTTGGCTGAACGCCTTGACCGGCGTAGGCGATCCGTTAGCTGACAAGATGCACGTGTGGAACTCCACGATTGTGCTCGATCAACTCTCGCAGATGGACGAGGAGATCATCTGGCGCGCCGACGACATGGCTGCGAAGATGGTCGAGAAGGTCCCGGAGGAGATGACCCGGCAAGGTTGGAAGCTCAAGATTGAAGATGATCCAGAGCGCGAGCAAGCTGAGGCGATGGAGAAGTGGGCGAAAGACCTCGACCTGATCGGCAAGGCAAAGGAAGCCCTCGAATACTCGCGCGCGTACGGCGGCGGCGGGATCTTCTTGGGCGCGGATGATGGTCAGAAAGATCTGACCAAGCCCCTTGACCTCAAACGTGTGAAATCTTTTCAGTGGATGAACGTGCTCACACCTCTCGAACTGTTCCCTAGAATCTGGTACGGCGATCCACATGCGCCCAAGTACGGCGAGCCGATGATCTACCGGATCCAGCGCTTCGTCTTCGGCGGCGCGGTTGAAACGGGTTTCAGCGAGAAGATCTTCGAGATGCCGCTCGTGCACGAATCTAGAATCATCCGGATCGACGGTATCCGCGTATCGAGACGCCATCTGAGGCAACGCAACGGATGGGGTGACTCGGTGTTGATGCGTACGCTTCAGCACATCTCAAACTTTCAGCAGAGCTTTCACGGCGTAGCGATTCTAGTCTCCGACTTCGCGCAGGCAGTTCTGAAGATCAACAACCTCGCAGAACTCGTGTCGTCGCAGAATAAAGACGACATTACGGCGCGCGCGCAGCTCATCGATATGGCGAGGAGCATCGCCCGCGCGGTGATTATCGACAAAGATGAGGAATTCGAGCGCAAGGCGACCCCTGTCGCAGGGCTCGACAAACTCCTTGAGCAGCTCACCTTGCGACTTGCGGCGGCAATCGACATGCCGGTGTCCCTCCTGATGGGGCAAGGCGTCGGAGGGCTTGCGGCAGACGGCGCAGGGAAGACAGATGTTCGTTGGTTCTATGATCGGATCAAGGCGCTTCAAGAGCGCAAGCTTGAGCCCGCGCTGCGCCGCATGTTGCAGGTCGGCTTCAACTCCAAGACCGGACCGACCGGAGGCATCGAGCCCAAGAACTGGTCGATCGAGTTCAATACACTTTGGCAGCTCTCGGGCGATGAAGAAGCCAAGCGGCGCCTCGCGATCGCTCAGGCAGATCAGATCTATGTCACGACGCAGGTTGTGACGCCTATGGAGGTCGCTGCGAGTAGGTTTGGAGGCGACCAGTACGACGGAGAGGGTTTGACGATCGACCTCGAATCGCGCCAGACGATCCAAACGCTCGACCCACTGAAGCCCCTCCCGGGACCTGTGGATGGTACCGTGAGACCTCCTCAACCCGAGGTCCCGACCGGTGAGAAGGGCGTCAGGGAGCCCAACGAAAACGCGCCCGCAGGAAGCGGAGCTCTCGGATTTAAAGAAAATCCAGTAGGGGTCGGGACAACTAATGGGGAACCTGTATAATGGTTAAATGCCTTACAAAGATCCGATTAAAGATGCGAAATACAAAGCACAGTGGCGCGATACGCATCGTGCAGAGATAAACGCAAAGGCGCTTGCGTATTATCGCAAGAATGCAGAAGAGGTACGTGAGCAAAAACGTCGCTGGTACCAAAAGAACAAACGAAAACAACGGGCGCGTTCAAAAGCTTGGCGACTCGCGCATCCAGGATATCGCAAAGAACAGCACCGCGCTGAGAAAATGAAACGCTGCGGTACTACGCTTGAAGGATGGAATGCTGCTTTAATTGCGCAATGTGCGCGCTGTGCCGTCTGCGGGGAAATAATGAAAAATCCTCACGGAGATCATGATCACAAAACAGGCAAATTTCGTGGACTTCTTTGTGAGTTTTGTAATCACGGTCTAGGTAACTTTCGGGATTCCCCCGCGTTCCTTCGCGCTGCAGCGAACTACTTGGAGGCACATATATGATCGTGATCACCATGCTCACTGCATTAGGCGGAGGTTTCGTGGCCGGTTTTGTCGTTGGTTGGGTTCGTGGCCAAGCGTATCTTAGGCCTTGGTGAGTCGCGCACGCGACCCGCGCCCTTATTCGTTGGTTAAAGAAAATGCATTACGTAGAATATAGCGTCCATCCGTAGGGGAATTACATGGGTCATTTTTTCTGACCCAGCCGCGGAAATTGACTCACTCCCTAGTGTTTAAACGCTTGGTTTTTGGCCACAGTTTTGTGGCATGCTCCCTGCAATAGCTAGGGGTATGAAAAACTTCAAAGTCACAATCGAGTACGTGGGTCTGAACTGACTGTGGCGAAGGTCTA